CGTACGACTGGTTTACATTCGGTGCGCGAACACGTCTGATGCCTGGAGGTCGGGTAGCTATTATACAGACTCGTTGGCATATGGACGACCTGACAGGGCGTGTGACTAAGGATATGGCAAACAATGAGAGGTCTGACCAGTATGAGGTGGTCGAGTTCCCTGCTATACTGGATACTATTGATAAAAAAACAGATGAAACCGTACAAAAACCTTTGTGGCCTGAGTTTTTTGACCTTGACGCACTGCTTAGAACCAAGGCATCTATGCCCGTATTTCAGTGGAATGCCCAGTATCAGCAAGAGCCGACAGCAGAAGAAGCCGCGTTGGTCAAACGGGAATGGTGGCAGATGTGGAAAAAGGAAGAACCCCCTATATGTGAGTATATTATTATGTCTTTAGATGCTGCCGCAGAGACACACAACCGAGCAGACTACACAGGTCTGACGACGTGGGGTGTATTTTTAAATGAAGAGGTGGACAATTATAACATTATATTGTTAAATAGCATAAAACGACGGTTGGAGTTCCCCGAACTTAAAGAGTTAGCTATGGAAGAGTATAGGGAGTGGGACCCTGATTCGTTCATTGTGGAGAAAAAGAGTGCAGGAACCGCGCTGTACCAAGAAATGAGGAGAATGGGTATACCGATACAGGAATATACACCGCACAGGGGATCTGGTGACAAGCTAGCTAGACTTAACTCCGTTACGGATATTGTGTCATCAGGTCTATGTTGGGTTCCCGAAACACGATGGGCAGAGGAACTAGTAGAAGAAATAGCAGGGTTTCCGTTTATGAGCCATGATGACTTGGTGGACTCCACCGTCATGGCATTGATGAGATTTAGACAGGGTGGGTTTATACGACTGCCGAGTGATGAACCTGAAGAAGTCGTTTACTTTAAACAAAAGAGAGGTGGGTATTACTGATGGCAATAGAAAAAGGGATACTTCAAGCTCCTACAGGTATAGAGGAAGAAGAAACTGAACAACTAGAGATAGAAGTTGTCAACCCAGATATGGTCACATTAGATGATGGTAGTATGGAGATTACTATAGTCCCTGACGCTGAAGGTGTTGGCACAGGTGATTTTGATGAGAACTTGGCTGAATCTATGGATGATGACCAACTTGGTGTAATAGCTGATGAGCTATTAGGAAATATTGATTCTGATTTAGATAGCCGAAAAGAGTGGGCGGATACATTTGTCAAAGGTCTTGATGTGTTAGGGTTTAAATATGAAGAACGTACCGAACCCTGGGAAGGCGCTTGTGGTGTGTACTCTAACGTGTTAGCAGAAGCAGCTATTCGTTTCCAGGCAGAAACTATGAGTGAGACATTTCCTGCGCAAGGACCTGTGAAGACTAAAATATTAGGAGAAGAAACTCGTGAAAAGCTAGAAGCCTCTGAGCGTGTAAAAGCGGATATGAACTACCAGTTAACAGAGAACATGGTAGAATACCGATCTGAGCATGAACGACTACTATATAATCTTGGTTTGGCAGGGTCGGCATTTAAAAAGGTGTATTATGATCCCAATCTGGGACGGCAGGTGTCTGTATTCATACCCGCAGAAGATGTGATAGTACCCTATGGTGCATCGCACATAGAAACAGCGGAACGTGTGACGCATGTTATGCGAAAAACAAAAAATGAGTTAAAGAAGCTACAGGCTAACGGGTTCTATGTAGATGTAGATCTCGGAGAGCCACAGGCATATCACAGTGATATAGAGAAGAGAAAAGCTGAAGAAGGTGGATATTCTCTTACAGATGACGATAGATATAGTATATACGAGATTCACGCAGACATAGTTATAGATGGCGTTGATGATTCTGACGATGAGATTGCTAAACCATATATAGTATCTGTAGAGCGAGGGTCATATAAAGTATTATCAATACGACGTAACTGGAACCCTGATGATGAGTTGATGTTAAAGCGTCAGCATTTTGTACATTATGTATATATCCCAGGATTTGGATTCTATGGGTTAGGTCTTATACACATAATAGGGGGGTACGCGAGAGCAGGAACCTCTCTTATACGTCAGCTTGTAGACGCAGGTACATTGGCAAACCTCCCAGGTGGACTAAAAGCCAGAGGTTTGCGCATCAAGGGAGACGATACGCCTATAGAACCTGGGTCTTTTAGGGACGTAGATGTACCATCAGGCAGTATACGTGACAACATTATGCCTCTGCCGTACAAAGAACCTAGTCAAACTCTTCTGGCTCTGTTGAACCAGATTACCACCGAAGGACGTAGGCTTGGGGCTATCAGTGATATGAACATATCGGACATGTCAGCTAACGCTCCTGTGGGTACGACTCTTGCCTTGTTAGAGAGAACACTTAAACCGATGGCAGCTGTACAGGCACGTGTTCATTACGCGATGAAGCAAGAGTTTAAATTACTAAAAGCGCTGATGTCTGAGTACGCCCCTGCAGAGTATGCCTATATACCTGCTAGAGGTGACGTATCAGCTAAACAATCAGATTTTATGTTAATTGACGTTATCCCTGTGTCTGACCCAAATAGCTCCACTATGGCACAGAGAGTGGTGCAGTACCAAGCGGTCCTCCAAATGTCCCAAACTGCACCACAGATATATGACCTGCCTCAGTTACATAGGCAGATGATAGAAGTCCTTGGGGTAAAGAACGCGGACAAACTCGTACCGACTAAAGATGATCTCAAGCCTGTTGATCCTATAAGTGAGAATATGTCAGCACTTATGGGTAAACCGATGAAAGCATTTATATATCAAGACCATGACGCACACATCGAAACACACATGGCGTTTATGCAAGATCCTATGATCGCGCAGATGATAGGGCAGAACCCACAGGCTAAACAGATCATGGCATCTCTACAGGCTCACGTAGCTGAACATCTTGGGTATAAGTATAGAAAAGATATAGAAGAACGGCTTGGGGTAGAACTACCACTACCGAATGAAGATCTACCAGAAGAAGTAGAAGTTAATCTTTCTAGACTGATATCTAAGGCAGGTAAAGCCCTTACACAGTCTCACATACAACAAGCAGCCCAACAACAAGCGGAGCAGAAAGCACAAGATCCTATAGTGCAAATGCAGCAAGCGGAGCTACAAATCAAAGCTCAAGAAGTAGAACGCAAAGCTAAGAAAGATCAGGCTGATGCTACCATACAGGCTGAGAAACTAAAGTTGGATAAAGCAGAGGTACAGATTAAAGCGGAGAAAGAAAACGTAAAATTAGAAGCAGATAAAGTAGATAAAGATAACAAAATGGAAATGGATTTATTTAAAACCTTAAGAGGTAAGTAATGGCAAAAACCGTCTATGACGTGCTAATTGACAAAATCGAGGTAGAAATAGCCTCTGCACAGAATTTCCTTGAAGCAGGGTCGGCAAAAGATTATGCGAACTATAGGGAAATCGTTGGACTGATACGAGGTCTAAAGTCCAGCGTATTACACATACAAGACCTCTCGCGCAAACAATTGGAAGGTGACGATGACTGAAGTAGTACAACTAAGTGATAGCGAACTAGATCAACAATTACCAAGACCTGTAGGGTATAGGGTGTTAATAGCGCTACCTGAAATAGAAAAGACATATGCAGATACTAGTGTTTTGAAGACAGACAAGGAGATGCACCATGACTACATAATGTCTATTATGGGACTTGTCGTAGATATGGGAGCAGGAGCATACCAAGACAAAGAACGGTTTCCTGATGGCGCATGGTGTAAAGAAGGTGACTACGTCATGTTCAGAGCCAACAGTGGGACACGGTTTAAGGTAGCAGGTAAAGAGTATCGTTTGATGAACGATGATTCAATAGAGGCTGTAGTAGCAGATCCTCGCGGTGTAGCGAGAGCATAGGAGTAAGAAATGGCATTCCAAAAAGTAGAGTATAATTTTCCTGATGATAATACAAAACCACAGATAGAGGTAGAAGATTCTAGTGCTGTGGAAATTGACTTATCAGGTAAGAAAGAAAAAAAAGATGAACCAGAAACAAGTAAATCAGACGATAAAGGAATCAAAAAAGCTACGCCTAAAGATGAGCTTGAAGTCGAAGTTGTTGATGATACACCGAAAGCTGACAGGAATAAGAAACCTTCTGAGCCACCTGAAGAAATTACGGATGAAGAACTTGAGGATTATTCTGAAAAAGTTCGTAAACGGATTCAGCACTTTAGTAAAGGTTATCACGATGAACGTAGGGCAAAAGAAACAGCCTTAAGGGAGCGTGAAGAACTTGAACGGTATGTAAAATCTGTCCAAGAAGAAAACAACAAACTAAAAGGTAATGTTAGTAAGAACCAAGCAGCATTACTAGATCAAGCTAAGAAAACAGCAGAAGCTGAACTAAAACAAGCTAAAACCGCATATAAAGATGCGTATGAGGCAGGAGACGCAGACGCTATTCTTACCGCACAAGAAAGTTTAACAGGTGCTAAGATAAAGACCGATAAGTTAAACAATTTTAAATTACCTTCTTTACAGGAAGGATCGAATGAGGTAAAAACTAAAGAAGAGCCTATATCTACTGCTCCTTCCGTAGATCCAAGAGCGCAAGATTGGGCAAAGAAGAACACTTGGTTCGGTACAGACGACGAGATGACAAGTCTGGCACTGGGCTTGCACAACAAACTTGCCAAGCAAGGAGTTGATTTGCAGAGTGATGAATACTACGAGGCAATTGATACTCGTATGCGGCAACTCTTCCCAGATAACTTTGAGGAGGTTGCAGAACCAGAGGCTGAAAAGCCTAAAAAACAGGCTAATGTGGTTGCACCCGCAACGCGGAGCGTAGCACCCAAAAAGGTAAAGCTAACGCAAACACAAGTCGCCATAGCGAAACGATTAGGAGTACCTATCGAATTATACGCCCAAAAGGTTGCAGAAGAAATGAGGAAAGAATAATGGCTGAAAACAGAATCAATAGAGAACTTGAAACTCGTACTAAAACAACACGTAAAAAGGCATGGCAGCGCCCAGAAGTTTTACCTTCACCTACGCCAGAGCCAGGATATGCGTACCGTTGGATACGGACAAGCACTCAAGGACAAGTCGATGCCACTAATGTTTCCGCAAAAATACGTGAAGGTTGGGAACCTGTAAAGGCAGCAGATCATCCTGAGATAACATTAGTTACTGTAGAGAACGAACGATTTGCAGATAACGTTGTCATAGGTGGTTTAATGCTCTGTAAGGCTCCAGTTGAACTAGTTGATGAACGTACCGACTACTATAAACAGCAGACGGCTAACCAAATGAACTCAGTTGACAACAACTTCATGCGAGAAAACGACCCTAGGATGCCGTTATTTAATGATCGGAAGACTAAGGTCACTTTTGGCAAAGGCAATTAATTTTAACAGGAGACTATTTTTATGGCTTATCCAACTATCGATGCCCCTTATGGGCTAGTACCCGTTGGTTTGATTGGTGGTCGTCCTTACACAGGTGCTACTCGACAAATGAAGATAGCTAGTAATTACGGCACAGCTATCGGAAAAGGCGACTTAGTAAAGCGTGTAAACGACGGAACTATTGAGCGTGACGGAAGTACAACCGCTTTCCCAGCAACTGGAACATTAGGTGTTTTTATGGGTTGTTCCTATACTGACCCTAATACTAGTCAGCTAACATTCAACAATCAATATCCTGGCAGCATCGTTGCTAGTGATATTCATGCGTCTGTTGTTGATGATCCAGACATCATACTTAAAGCAGCTATTTGCTCTTCAGGTACAACAATGGCAACATTGGGAAGAACTGTGATTGGTAACAAAGCTTCAATTATTAGTAATACATTAAATACTACTAATGGGCGAGGTAAGTTAGCTATCAACAATTCTGTTGCTACTACTTCAACACTACCATTTCAAATTATTGATGTAGTTGACACCACTGCGACAGGTAGCGATACCTTCCAAGAAGTGCTTGTCATATACAGCACACATACTGATAATGGTAGTAACGTGTTCATCGGTGGACACGCTTATCGTAACCCAGTTGGACTGTAGGAGGTATAGACAATGGCAATATCTAGAGCGCAACTTCTTAAAGAACTACTTCCTGGTCTTAATGCACTATTCGGTTTGGAATATGCTAAGTATGGGGAAGAACATGGGGAGATCTATGAATCAGAGACTTCTGATCGTTCTTTTGAAGAAGAAACTAAACTATCAGGCTTTTCTGCTGCACCAGTCAAGGACGAAGGTTCTGCCATCGAATATGACAATGCACAGGAAGCTTTCACCTCTCGCTACACACACGAAACAGTAGCGATGGGCTTCGCAATTACTGAGGAAGCTATTGAAGATAACTTGTATGATTCTTTATCATCTCGTTATACCAAAGCGCTTGCTCGTGCGATGGCGTACACCAAGCAAGTCAAAGCAGCGGCTATCTTAAACAATGCTTTTGACTCAGGCACTACCTACGGAGATGGAGTGGAACTTTGTTCTACTGCGCACCCATTGGTAAGTGGTGGTACTAACTCCAATGAGCCATCAACTGCGGCTGATCTTAATGAAACTTCTTTGGAAGCCGCAGTTATTCAGATCGCAGGTTGGACTGACGAGCGGGGTCTTTTGATCGCGGCTAAACCTCGTAAGTTGGTTATCCCACCGAATCTACAGTTTGTGGCAACTAGATTGTTAGAAACTGAAGGTAGAGTAGGAACTGCGGACAACGACGTTAATGCACTACGCAATAATGGTTCTGTTCCAGAGGGTTACACTATAAACCACTATCTGACTGACACAGATGCTTTCTTCCTATTAACAGACGTACCTAATGGGTTGAAGCATTTTACACGTAGTCCAATGGCAACATCTATGGATGCTGACTTTGATACAGGTAACAGCAGATACAAGGCTAGAGAAAGATACTCTTTCGGTGTATCAGACCCACTAGGGATCTTCGGCTCCCCAGGAGCTTAACTAAATAATATTAAGGGGTGGCTTGCGGGTCGCCCCTTTTTACTTTATACTAAATTAACCTGACAGTCGCATTGTGTGACTGACAACAGCCAAGACAGGAGAATTTACATGGCTAACACTACATTCAAAGGAACATTACGTTCTGAAGGTGGCTACTCTTCAGTAGCTACAGCAGCATCAACAGGAGTAGAGACTACACAAATGTCTATATCTTCTGCTGGTTTTACATCCCTAAACGCAAACACAATGGCAACCGAAGCAGGTACAGGCATTACAGGTGGTACAGGCACTGTTTACAAAAGCTCTGTAATCAGAGAAGGCGGTATTATCAAGACAAGTATCTTGATTGATCTTACAGGTCTACGCTCCACAGCCAACGGTGATATCATAGGTGTTAACGGTACATCAAACGTATGTCACATTGGACAGATCACAGCTGCTAGAAACGGAACTATTTTAGCGGGTAGAATGACTTGCTTTGAAACACCTGCTGGTGGTGATCCAGATATCAACGTCCACTCAGCTACTGAGGGTACAGGTGTTGAAGATGGAGCCATTTCAGATTTAACTGAAACCCTACTGGTAAACTCAGGAGATCTTGCGACAGGTAACATTGTCACATTCACAGGAGTGCCAGCAGCAGACGAGTATTTGTATCTAACTCTTGGTGCTACAACAGACGCAGATTATACAGCAGGAAAGTTACTTATAGAACTGTTTGGATACGAAGCTTAAACTAGGAGGTATAAATGGCTAGATCAGATGTAAAAGCCTTTAACCACGATCAAGGTGATGCTGCCGCAGTTATTGGACCTGCTAGATCAAGGTTGAGGCAACTTGTTATTTTTGCTAACTCAGCTGGAGCCGTAACTATTAAAGATGGTTCAGGTGGGTCAGATATATTGGTTCAAAGTTTTCCAACAGGTCTGCATCACTTAAATATTCCAGCTGACGGCATTCTTGCAGAAAGTGGCGTTTACATCAACGCTTTTACTGGCAGTGGTAACAAGCTTACTTTGTTTCTGTCATAATGCTTAGTCATGCGTAACGACTACAAAAGAGGCGGTAAGGTTCGCAAAGACAAGGGCATGAAAGGTATGTCCATAAAAAGTGGGGATAAACGCCCCACTAAGTCTGGCGCGGGTATGACAGCCAAAGGGGTTGCAAAGTACAGAAGAAATAATCCTGGGTCTAAGTTACAGACTGCTGTTACCGAAAAGAAACCTACAGGCAAGCGAGCATCTAGAAGAAAGTCATATTGCGCTAGAAGTGCAGGGCAAATGAAACAATTTCCTAAAGCAGCGAAAGATCCGAATAGTCGGTTAAGACAAGCAAGAAGAAGATGGAGGTGTTAAATGAAAGAAGAGAAGAAAAATAAAAATGGAATGACCGCCAAAGAAGCCGCTACAGGTGTAGCAGCAGGGTTAGGTACTAGTGCTGTAGTGGGTTACCCCCTAGTAAAAAAACTTTCTAAGATGATGGAAGCAAATATGAAGAAAGAAAAAAATGCTAGAAGTGCTAGAGGAGGTGGGGGAAACATAGTCTCTCAGTTTGGCATGGGTAAAAGAGGCGCAGAAAAATTTAGAAAAAGTCCTTTTGACTTAAAGAAGGGTGGTAAAGTTAAGTTCTCTCGTGGAGGTGGCGTAGCTACACAGGGGACTAAATTTAGTAGGAATGGCTAATGGCGATCAGTCGCGCACAAATGGGTAAGCAGATCAAAAACCCACCAAACAAAATGTCTAAGCTTTCCCAGAAGAGGAAGAAAAAGGCAGAGAAAGAGAGAAAAAAGAAGGATGGCGTATTTACAAAGTAATGTACCGTATTTTAAAGCATGGGTAAGACGAGAGTACACGAAGAATTTTATAGAGTATCAAGGAGATTTTTTACACGCGATGGTTATAGCTGTAACAACAATGCCGAACCGAAGTCTAAGTTTCCAAGTAATATTTACTGGGTGCGAGACTGACGATACGGATGAACCAAACGTACATGGTGGAGCCATGTGGGCTAGAATGCCTATAACAGCGTTGGTTGCTGATACCAGTTACGAAGAGTGGCCCACAGAGATGCCACCATACGTAGCACAACCGTGGGATTGTATGTCTCACGATCATTCAGTTTACGTATTGAATAGGGCTACACCTGCCCCTTGGATAGCCAAGGTAGATGGAGAGTTCTATCCTGCGAAATACTATTTTACTGTGGACTACACAAACAGTGAAGTAGCGGACGATCCTGCCCAACACAAACAGAGTCATGTTCTTGAACTGTTAGATGCAGGAGAGTATACAGGTAACATAGTAGCGTTACCTAACAATCGGGTTCGGGTTACGCACCCTGCGTGGTTTGAGGTGGGCGAAGGCGCACCAGACTTTAGACCAAATCAATATACTTTTCATTCTAAACAGAACCACGAATACGTTTGGGATACCCAACGTGTTTTTAATAATTTATATAAAGAGGAGCAAGAAGATGACTTATAGAAAAAGTTTGGACGTAGTAGGAAGAAAAGACGAAATGCAAAAAAAACGTCAAGCGAGATATGAAGATCGTGGGACATCAGGTCTTAAACAATCACTGAAAGAAAGAGATAAAATACAAGAATCTTTTAAAAAAGATATGAATTTAGCAAGGCAATACGGCAAGGATGCTCCTAAATCAAGAAGTTTTGGTATAGACCCTACGGTGGCTAAAGATATGAATCTTTCTAGGAAAGTCGATATGTCAAATAAAGAGTTAAAAGAAAAATTTCCAAAGGCTGGTAAGAAAGCAGGTAAAATGGTTAAGAAGAAGATGATGTCTAAGGGTAAACTTGTCGGAGGTCAGGCTAAACTAGATAAGAACAGCGACGGAAAGATATCTGGTGAAGATTTTAAGCTGATGTACGGTGGTGGCATGACCAAGAAGAAGATGATGGCAGGTGGTGGTGTCAAGAAGAAGATGATGGCTAAAGGCGGAGCTACGGGCGGAAAGAAGAAAACTAAAGTAAGAGGTGCAGGTATAGCACGAAAAGGTGTAAGACCAGCGAAGATGAGATAAAGCCATGATGCGTAGATACTATAAAAAAGGGGGCAAAATATGCCCATCAGGTAAAGCTTGGGCTAAACGTACATTTGATACGTACCCAAGCGCCTACGCTAACATGGCTGCTTCTAAGTATTGTAAAGATCCAAGCTATGCTAAAGGTAGTAAAAGAAAGAAGAAGTAATGGGCGCTTTAAAAGACTGGGTAAAACAGGACTGGGTTCGTATCGGCACTGATGGTAAAATAAAAGGTAAGTGCGGTACATCTAAGGATAAAAAGAACCCAGATAGGTGTCTACCACGTAGTAAGGCTAGCAGTCTTAGTCAATCTCAACGAGCCACCACAGCTAAGAAAAAGAAGCGTGAAGGCGCAAAAGGTAAAACTGTGGTAAAAAATACTAAACCTGCTACAGTAAAATTACGAACTGGCGGACTTGCAAGGAGAAGAAGATATGGATGATAAAGAACAACAAATACGTAACGAGTATTTTGATAATGACGCTATTCAGAATATTATGAGTCTTCAACAATATGCTAAGTCTAAAGGTGTCACAATCGCACCTGAAAAGAAAAAAGGTGGGGTTATTAAGCTAAAAGGTGGTGGGCTTGCCCGACGTAAACGAAGTGTAGCACGAGGATGTGGCGCTATAATGGAAAACAGACGAAAGAAAACGCAGTATATTTAGGAGGTAGTATGGAACTTATACAGAACGGTACATTTGCAACAGGAGAACCTGTGTACCAAATAGCAGAAAAAAATAGTGACGGGACACACACCACTGTTGTGTTTGACCCGATGACAAAAGAAGAAGCGGAAGCTAGGTTAAAGTCTATGGGGGGTACAGTGGTGTCTGAGGATGCGCCTAGTTACGAATCCATGTCTAAAACCAAGTTGGAGTCAATGATGAGAGATCATGGTGTGGAGTTGGACAGACGAAAATCTAAAAGCGCTCTTCTAAAAGAAGTTAATGAATATTTTAAATCGGTCTTACATACACCTAGTAAGGAATAATAATGGCAACATCGGGTACAACAGCCTTTGACATGGACTTTACGGAGATCGCTGAAGAAGCGTGGGAACGTGCAGGACGTGAAATGCGTTCGGGGTATGATTTAAGAACTGCTCGTAGGTCTATGAATTTATTGACTATTGAGTGGCAAAACCGAGGTATAAATCTGTGGACAATAGACAGTAGTACTCAAACGTTAACAGCAGGAACATCTCAATATACCCTACCCGCAGATACTATAGATTTATTAGACCAAGTCATACGTACTAATGCAGGTAACAGTTCTACACAATCAGATCTTACCATAAGTCGTATTGGTGTAACTACCTACGCTTCCATTCCTAACAAGTTAACACAAGGTAGACCTATACAGGTGTGGATAGAACGATTACGCGATGCCCCACGTATAAACCTATGGCCCGTACCTGACAGCTCTACTACTTACACGTTTGTGTATTGGCGTTTACGTCGAGTAGAAGACGCAGGTAATGGTGTAGAAACAGCCGACATGAATTTTAGATTTTTACCTTGTCTGGTAGCAGGGCTTGCTTATAATATAGCCATGAAAACACCTGAACTATCGGGCAGATTACAGATGTTAAAAGCAGACTATGATGAACAGTATAATCTCGCTGCTGGCGAAGACAGAGAGAAAGTATCTGAGCGTTTTGTACCACGAGTAGGGAGGATTTAGTGGCAGGTCCTTTCGCATCATCTAAAAAAGTAATAGCAGAATGTGATATCTGTGGGTTTCGTTACAAACTTAGAGAGCTAAAGAATATAATTACCAGGGGTAGGAACACCAATATAAAAGCGTGTCCAGACTGTTTTAGCCCAGATCATCCACAAAATAAACAAGGGTTATACCCTGTCAGAGATCCACAAGCTGTACGTGACCCTAGACCTGACTTTGTAGGGTATAAGCAGAGTAGAAATTATGCGTGGGGTTGGAATCCTGTAGGTGATGGGCAGAACAACTATGGACTAAGCAAAAGTAGTAGTCTAAAAATGCTTAGTGGTGTGGGATCAGTAACGGTGACAACATGAATTATACAGAGCTAAAAACAAACATAGCGGATATATGTGAAACGACGTTTACAGATGCGCAGGTAAACATGTTTATACAACAAGCTGAACAGAAGATATACAATACTGTTCAGATCCCTGCTTTACGTAAAAATGTTTCAGCTGCGACTACGTCTAGTAACAAGTATTTAGCCCTACCTTCAGACTTTTTATATCCTTATAGCATGGCTATATACACCACATCAGGTAACTCATATTCTTATCTGTTATATAAGGATGTTAATTTTATGCGTGAAGCGTACCCAAACCCTTCTACCACAGGTACACCAAAGCATTATTCACAGTGGTCAGATGGCTTTTTTATATTAGGACCTACACCCAATGCCGCATACAACGTGGAGCTTTATTATGGTTACTATCCGACATCTATAGTCACCGCGACTACCACATTCTTAGGTAACGACTTTGATTCTGCTCTGTTAAACGGGGCATTGATAGAGGCTGTACGGTTTCAAAAACAAGAACCAGACGTTATACAGAACTACGAGAAACTGTACTTACAATCAATTACGTTGCTTAAAAACGCATATGAGGGTAGAAATGTTACAGATAACTACAGATCTGGAACGTACAAGGTAGAGGCTAGTTAATGTTAACAAACGCAATACAAATGGGTAAGAACTTTAGTGTAGATGTAATAACTACTGATAATAGAGGTTTAACTCCTGAAGAGGTAACAGCGTTATGTTTAGATAAGATAATAGCTGTAAGTGATACAGCGCCACCTGCTATAAAAGATCAGGCGCAAGCATTTCGTGGTCATCTAGAACGTGTTATACTAGAATATATGAAGCAAGCTATACAGCATGATAGGGTGACAGTATATAATGCAATAAAAGACGCAGGACACGACAAGCTTGCAGAACACATAAGGAGAATATAATGGCTTTTTCAGGCAACGCATTATGTAATTCATTCAAACAAGAGTTACTAGAGGGTGTGCATAACTTTAAAAATAGTGGGGGAGATACTTTTAAGCTTGCTATGTACACAAACTCCCAGGCGGGCAACGATAATCTGGGAGGCACAAGCACTGATATGGATGCTACCGTCACAGCCTACAGCAGTTCAGCTTCTAATGAAGTATCTTCTTCTAATTACACCGCAGGTGGTGGCACGTTAACACGAGTTGACCCATCGTTGAAGTCTACGTCAACAGCTACAACACAGTTTAGCACTTTAACATTCTCTAGTGTTACTTTGACGGCAAGGGGAGCGTTAATCTACAATTCAAGTGATTCTAATAAAGCTGTATGTGTGTTAGATTTTGGGGCAGATAAATCAGCATCAAATGGTACGTTTCAAATAAACTTTCCAACTAACGATGCAAGTAACGCACTGATAAGGATAGCATAATGGCACTTGTAATCGCAGATAGAGTCAAAGAAACCACCACCACAACAGGGACAGGGACTATAACACTTGCAGGCGCAGTTACTAACTTTGAAACTTTTACTGCTAATCTATCTAACTCTGATACAACTTATTATGTTATTGTAGATAGCACCAACAATGCTTTTGAGGTTGGTTTAGGTACATTTACCTCATCTGGAACCACATTAGCGAGAACAACAATCATAGCCAGTTCTAATAGCAACAGCGCTGTAAACTTTGGGGCAGGCACGAAAGAAGTATTTATAACGATACCCGCCAGTAAGATGGTTGTTAAGGATGCTTCTAACGCAGTAGATGTTCCTTCCTTAAAAATAGATAGTACGGCTGTTACCTCTTCTGCCACAGAATTAAATATTTTAAGTGGAAAAAGCTTTGTTGACGAAGATAATATGGCTTCTAACAGTGCTACAGGTATTCCAAGTCAACAGTCCGTTAAGGCGTATGTTGACTCACAGGTAACAGCACAGGATTTAGATGTAGCCTCTGACAGTGGTACTATTGATATTGACTTAGACAGCGAGTCATTAACCATTGCAGGTGGCACAGGTTTATCTTCAAGTGCCTCTTCAACAACAGTTACAGTGGCAGTAGATGCTGCCCAAACAGGAATTACTTCTGTAGTAAATTCAAGCTTAGAATTAGGTAGAGACGCAGACAATAGAATTAAGTTTGGAACAGACAATCAAATTATATTTGAGGTAGATGGTGGCGATAATGTTATATTTAAAACCAGTGGTGAGATAGAAGCTACTAGCCTTGACATC